CACCCCCTCCGGCCCCCCCGCCGGACTCCGGGCCGGCCCGGGCCGAGCCGCCGGGCGCGCCGCCCGGGCCCGCGGCTGCGCCGCGGGCGCTGGAGCCCGACGAGATGAGGCGCGTGGAGGACTGGCTGGCTGGCAGCCTGCACGACCGCTGGGACGGGCGCGTGCTGCCGTGCCAGCGCGTGCTGGAGCAGAACCACGAGCCGCACCGCTGGGATGACCCCGAGCCGCCCCGGGCCCATGAGGGCGAGGTGCCCTACCTGTGCCCGGGCCGGCCCCACCCCACGAGCCAACTGGGACTTGAGCGCCGCACGCGAGGCCCCGGCAAGGCCCTCAAGGAGGCCGTAGGGCGCGCCGAGCCCCAGGACAGGCTGAGCTTCGGCCCGCCCGAGATCGCGCAGCCCCAGCAGCAGGACGAGCCCTGGGGGCCCGACCAGGCCATCCGGGAGCTCCACGCCCGGCTGCAAGCCCTGGAGACCGTGGTCTTGGGGGAGGTCAACTGGCGCGCCGACCCCGCCAAGACCAACCTGCCGGGCGGGTTGCGCCAGGCCGTGGCCGGCCTCCAGACCTGGGTGGAGAACCAGAAGCGCCGCATGAGGCCGCCCGCCGAGCAGCACGACGACTACCCGCACGGGGGAGGGTAATTACCCTTGTGCCAGATCGCCCTGGAGACCTGCCTGCGCTGCCGCGAGGTCTTCCAGACGCGCGTCTCGAACCGGAGCGACCTCACGCTCTTCTGCGCGGGCTGCCGCGCCTGGCTCCAGGCCGGCGCGTCGAACGGTGAGCGCCGGGCGGTCAAGGCGCGCGAGGCCCTGGAGCTCGCGTTGCGCTGAAGCCTTCCCTGGGGCTCGGGCCCGGCCCCTGCCCCAGGTTCTTCCCCCCTTTCTCCCCCGGGGGACTTTGCGGTAGCCTTATAGGGCCCCTTCGTCCCTTGGGCGCCTCGTGGCGCCCTCCCTGCTCTCTAGGGCGAGCTCGTGGCTGCGCCGGCCCCGGACGGTCGTGCTGCCGATCCAGACGCTGCCGCGGGAGGAGGAGCCGCCTCTCACGCCCGAGGAGCTCAACCTGCGCGCGATCCTCTCGAAGAGCCAGGCCGACCTCTTGATCCCCGCGGTGGGCGGGCACATCGGGACGGAAAAGCCCGACATCCAGCCCTACCCGCAGTTCGTTGCCGACCTCCAGCTCATGGCGATGCATTGTGCGCCGCTCGCGGCCATCGTGCAGGCCGTGCGCAACGAGGTCTTGAGGCACCCCCCCGAGGTAGAGCCGGCCTTTGGCTCCAAGTGCCTTAACGCGCTCTGCCTCTGGGAGGGCGCGCAGGTCGAGATTTCGTGCCCAGAGTGCGGGGGCGAGACGCGCCAGCCTTCGGAGCTCCAGAAGGCGCGGCTGGAGCAGCTGCTCCAGAAGCCCTCGAACGAGGCGCGCAGCTTCCTGGAGCTCCTTGAGTGGCTGGAGGACGACCTGAACATCCTGGACGACGCCTTTGTCTGCCTGCACTTCGACTACCTGGTCGAGCACGAGGGCGAGATCCTGGCGCAGGCGCTCGTGCGGGTCGAGCGGCTGGAGCCCAGCGTGCTCGGCATGGTGGCTGACCGGCGAGGGCGTTGGCTCAGCCGGGACGGCCAGGGCTGGTTCACCTGCGTCTTGCACCGGGAGAACAACGTCACGGAGAGCCCCGAGCCCTGCCGCGTTTGCGGCAAGGCCGCGAGGCCCGTGCGCTGGGTCGCGTTCAAGGAGGCCTCAAGACCCGAGATCGGCTACTTCGACTGGGAGGTGATCCATTGGAGCCGCTACAAGCCCTCGCCCAAGTTCGGCTTCAGCCCCGTGCTCTCGAACTGGGACAATGCCAAGACGCTCGTGAATTTCGCGCGCCAGGTCTCCAGGGAGGCCGAGCAGCAGCGCCCGCCGAAGGGCATCCTGGTGTTCATCACGTCCAACTACAAGTCGCTGCGCGACCAGCTGGCCATCGAGGACGACCTGGTGAGGCGCAACCCGAACCACATCCCCAAGGTGGCCGTAGAGAGCACGAGCGACAAGGGCGGAGTCCAATGGGTGCCCTTCACCTTGCCGGCCTCGGAGCAGCAGATCATCGAGCAGACGAAGCAGAAGATCCTTGAGATGGCCGCCATCTACGGAGTCTCGCCCGTGCAGCTCAACCAGGCCGGCGGTGAAGGCGGGGGCGGAGGGCTGAACAACGAGAGGCTCCAGCTGGAGGTCTCGGGCCGGACGACCCAGCGCGCGCACTCCAACCACCAGGAGCGCTTCTTTGACCCGCTCGCTGAGGCCGCGGGCTGCTCGGACTGGCGCATCCGGTTCCCCGAGGCCATCGAGCGGGACGAGCAGGTCGAGCTCAACGAGCGCAAGCTCAACCTCGACATGATCAACACGGTGCTCGGCATGGGCGGCCAGATCCGCCTTGAGGACGAGGGCAACTGGAAGTTCTCTATCGAGAACTTCGAGGAGCTCATGCAGAAGCCCGAGACGAGCCCGTTCGGCGGCCCTGAGGGCCCTGGCGGGGGGCTGCCTGGAGGTGAAGCGCCGCAGCAGCCCAGCGACGAAGCCCGCGAGGACATGGGCAAGAGGCCCGAGCAGAAGCAGCTCCAGAAGGAGTCGGCGCGGGAAGCCTTTTTTCGACAAGCGCTGGACGAGACGTGGAAGCGCCTCCTCCCCGAGCTCTCAAGGCAGGCCGTCACATGGCGCGACCCGGCGCCCGCAAAGGCCGCGGCTGAGGCGCTGATCGACAAGGTTGTCAACAGGCTCGCGGGCGTGGCCGAGGGCCGGATGTCCGAGGCGTTCCTCGCGGGGTTCAAGGAGGCGGGCGTTGCGCCAGCTGAGGCGCTGCTGCTGCGCCCCGCGCTGCGCGCGCTCACCGAGGCGAGCCCGCTCTGGGAAGCGTTCGCGGGCATGAAGCAGAGCGCCACCGTGGAGATCCACGGCGTGATCGAGCGCGCGTTCACCAGCCCGCTGGGCCTGGATCTCCGCACCATGGTGCGCCAGATGCGCGAGGTGGTGAACGCTGAGACCTTCAGGCTGGAGCGGATCGCGCGCAACGAGACGCAGGTCGTGCTCAACCAGGGGCGCGCCATGGGGTACGCGAAGCGCGACCCCGAGAGCCAGTTCCGCTATCGCTGGGAAGGCCCAGCGGACTTCCGCACGACCAAGTGTTGTGAGCGCATCAAGGCGCGAGTCCCGCAGGCCGGGCTGGCCCTTGAGGAGCTCGGCGTCATCGTCAAGGAGGAGGGGCTCAAGGAGATGGCCGACTACCCCCCGTGGGTCTACCGGGAGTGGCACCCCCACTTCAGCTGCCGCCATGGGCTACGGCGCGTCGTGTTGGCCCTCTCGGGTGATTGGGCCCTTGAGCCCCTTGAGCCCGCCACAGGCCCGCTGTTGCAGCGACAGGCGGCCGTGGCGCAGGCCTCGGCTCCGCTGCTCATGCTCGAAGTGCTCAACAGGGTGCAGAACCCGGAGTTCGAGGGCAAGCACCCTAGAGCCTCGGACGGGCGCTTCGGCTCGAAGCCCGGGCAGCACGCCGGGCCCGTCGGCCAGCCCGACGAGGGCGAAGAGGCCATCCCGGAGGACGAGCTCCAGGCTCCCGAGGCCCCAGAGGGCGAGCGCTCCAAGCGGATGCCCGCGCCAGCCCAGCCGGGCGTCGACTGGGAGCGTCACAAGCTCGATTTCGAGAGCCTGGAGCGTCTCCCCTGGTATCTCAAGGGCCGCGGCAAGGGGCAGATCCGCGGCGCCTGGGGGGCGGTCGTGGCCAACTACGACGACTATGTGGCCGAACACGGAGTCTCGCCCAGCGGGCCCGTGAGCGCGCTGCTCGTCGCTCAGCTGCGCACGAACGGCGCAGACGCCCAGCTGGCCAAGGTCAAGTTCGGCGGCAAGCCCCACTATGTGGTGGCGCTCTACTCCATGGGCGGGGAGCAGGATGTGGGCGGGCAGCAAGGCGAGCTCATGGGCATCGTGGATGTCACCAACCTCTGGGGGGCGGATCGCCTCGGGTTCAACAAGCCGGGCGATCCGGGGTTCAGCGACTACAAGGAGCTGGAGACGCTGGGGCCCGAAGGCCATTGGGCCAACCCCGACCCGAAGGTCTGGGGCACGCAAGACCTGGAGTTCTGGAGGCGCCAGATCAAGAAGCAAAGTCTCTACACCGAGGGGCTGAAGAAGCCCATGTGGAAGCGCGGCCAAACGGGGCCGCCGCAGCCGCCGCCGCTCAAGCCCATCGAGCCCACCAGCTACTCCAACGTCTACCCGACCAAGGGGTTCGAGGAGCACGAGGTGGCGTTCCAGGGCGGCAAGCGCACGCTGCGGCTTGACCCCAAGCTCTACGCGCACACCAAGGGCTACATCAAAGCCGCGTTCGAGAGCCTCGACCCCGCGATCCAGAAGGCTCTGCCGGAGGGCATCGAGGCCCACACGAAGATCGGGCCCTGGCTCAAGGACGAACGCGGGCGCAACATCGAGCGCTCCGCGGGGCATTTCCTCCCGGTGGCCGAGCCGTCGAAGCGCCGCGTGCGCCTGTTCCAAGCGGACGTCAACCTCGGCAGCGCGCAGCTCGCGCACCGCGTGATCCACCACGAGGCCGCTCATGCGCTCTGGCAACAGTTCCAGCTGCACGGCGCCCAAGGCGTCGAGGGCCTGAACGAGGAGCTGGCCAGGCTCAAGAAGCCCGACCTCATGGAGCAGGCCTCGTGGGACAAGGCCTCGATCAAGCGGCGTCACGAGTGGGGCGACTCCGAGAACAACCCCACGATGAAGCGCCTTTTGGAGGTCGAAAAGGGCTTCAGGGAGAGTTCGGCCAAACTGCGCGAGACCCCTAAGGACTCCGAGGGGTTCAAGGCGGCGCAGCAGGACTACTGGCGCTGGGGCGCGCGCAAGGACAGGATCGTCCAGAAGCACCGGCAGGAGGAGCAGGCGTTCATCGAGGAGGAGCGCAAGACCGACCCCTCCAGGGCTTACCAAGAGCAGCGCGATGCCGTTATGGAGCGCTGGACGCCCAAGGTCGAGGTGCTCCATTGGCTCTCGGAGTTCGAGCAGGCTTCCAAGAAGGAAGGCGGCGTGACGGCCTACGCGCGGGACAACCTCACGGGCAAGGTGGGCAGCGAAGTTCACGCCGCCAATGAGAACTTTGCCGAGATGAGCCAGCTAATCGCGCGCCCCGAAGGCAAGGGCGCGGACTTCCAGCGCACGATGCAGTCCGACTTCCCGGAGAGTTGGGCCGCATTCCAGAAGCTCCGGGCCTGGTGGCTAAATGACAAACGAGAGCACATCTGAACCGCAAGAGGACGAGGAGCCGGGGCCGCTCAAGCCCGGCGAGCGTGAGGAGCTCGTGGTGCTGAGCGTCGATGGTGAGCGCGTGCCCGATGTGCCCGAGCTCATCGAGCGCTACGGCTACGAGTTCCACCAGCGGCGCTACAACCTGGAGGGCGAGCTCATCTATTCGGCCATCGGGTTCAAGGCGGGCGCGCCGCCCGAACGGTTCCTGCCCGAAATGCCCGAGGGCCAGGAGCCCCCGGAGGAGTAGGCGATGCCGGACACCTACCGGGTGCGGTACGAGAGAGCCGCGGGGCTCGCCTCCAGCCCGGAGGCCATGGAGGACACGAAGGAGATCCTGAACGAGCGCCTGGACGCTGAGGGCCAGCTGGTCTCCACCGAGCGCCTGCGGGTCGTGCAAGCCCGGCGCGGCGCCTTTGGCACCGTCGAGCTCCAGGCCGAACTCATCAAGGAGTGAACACGATGCCAGACCGCATAGAGATCCACTACCTGGATGCCGAGGGGAAGCCCGTGCCCAAGGACAAGCCTGAGCGGGTCGCGCGCATCGTGGAGCTCCGGCTCAGCGAGACCGGGGAGGAGATCGCGCGCTCCAGCATGACCGTGGATCGCGCCTCCCAGCCCGCCGAGGGCATCACGCTCCTGGAGGCGCACGAGGAGGCGAGGCCACGGTCGAGATCAAGGTCAGCGTCAAGGTGAAGGGCAAGATCGACCAGAGCATGGGCCAGCTCCTCGTGCTGGAGCTGGACGGTGCGCTGAGCGATCTGGCCGACCTCGTGGCGCAGCGCGCGGGCGAGAACGTCGAGGCCATGGGCATCTCGGATATTGGGACGCTGCGCTCCAGCATCGAGGCCGATGTCGAGACCTTCCTGCGCAAGCTGGTGATCGTGGGCACGCCCTACGCGGCCTATGTGGAGTTCGGGACGGGCCCGGCTGCGGGCCGCGGGCGCTACATGCCCCCGCTGGCGCCGATCCTCGCGTGGGTGAAGCGCAACCTGCGCATAGAGAGCAGCTCGGGCGAGGTGCTGGTCAAGCCGAAGCGCAAGGCGGGCACGCGCGCCCTGCGCGACCGTGAGGCCCTCAGGGTGGCGCAGGCCGTGCGGTGGAAAATCTACCACCACGGGATCAACCCCAGGCCGTTCCTCCGCATGGCCTTCAACCGCTCGCTCCAGGACGCCCAAGAGGTCTTCGACCTCAGGATGGCGGGCTTCCACAGGCGCATAGGAGACCCGGGAAGATGAGTGCCACGCTAAGGCTCCTGCGCGTCGAGTTCCTGGAGGCCCCGCACCCCTGGGGCGAGGGCGTCGAGGGCCTGGCCGTCTACGAGTTCCAGCACGCGGAGCTTAGCATGGAGCTCGTCCAGCCCTTCGCGCGTGGCGCCGGGCGGGAGCAGCGCCGCATTTGGGGCTGGGACGGCAACCGCGAGGCTCCCACCCTACGGCCCTCCTACCGCGCACGCTTTAGGCTCGCGGGCCGGGACTGGGAGCTGCACCTGCACCTTACCGGGGGGAAGATCGAGCTGGACGCCGCGGGGAGCCCGGGCGTGCAGCTGCGGTAGGTAGAAATAGGCCCCTCAACCCTCTTGGGCTCCCGATGCCCACCCCGCAGGGCCCTGGAGGCGCGTTCGACCACCGCGGCTGGACGCTCACCTCGCACGCCCGAACCTGGCCGACCGACCGGCTCCTTGAGGGCTTCATCACGCAGGAGATCCGGGACGCGCACGGCGATGTGATCGAGCTGGGCGCCATCGAGGAGGTCATGCCCTGGGTGGGGGAATTTGCCGTCATCTCGTACAAGCACGGCTACGGCGGCAAGGGTTTTGTCCCCCTGGGGAAGATCCTGGCGTGGAAGCGCGAGGGCGACAAGCTCAAGATCCGCGCGGGCATCGTGCGCGGCTCCAAGCTCATCGACGACATCTGGAGCGCGGAGATCGCGCCCTTCGGGGTCAACGGGGGCTTCAGCGTGGGCGGGCAGGTGCTCCAGCGCATCTGCCAGGCGGGGAAGAACTGCCGCATTACCAAGGTGGACATCGTCGAGGTGGCCTGGACGCCCTCGCCGGCCAACCCCGGGGCGCGCGTCACGGCCGTGGCCGTGGCCAAGAGCGCCCAGCTGGGCGATCTTCTGCCGGGCGAGCCCCAGGCCGCGCTCCGGGCGTTCGCCTTCCAGAGCTCAACGGGCGAGCTCACAGGCCCCCTGAGCGCCCCCCTGCGCCAACTCGTCCCGCTGCGCCTTCCGGGGAAGAACCCTGGGGAAAATCCGTAGCCATTATGTAGGGGCTGCGGGGCTTTAGCCCTCCGGGGCCACCGTTTTGCCGAACCCGCACGAGCAGGCCGTTGTCGACCAGGTTCTCGCCGTAGCCGCGATCTCGGAGCTGCCAGCCGGCAGCCACCTGAAGGCGGCCAACTTCCAGCGGTTCTGCCCGAGCTCCGGGCTCTTCCTCACAAAGGCCCGCGATGGCGGGCTCAGCGACGAGGCCGCGCTCGGGGATCTCCAGCGCGTCATCGACCTCGCGCTCTCGACGCTCCAGCGCCAGCCGCCCCAGGGAGACAAGCCCCAGAGCGGCCAGTCCGCGGACGGGCAGGGCCAGAAGCCCGCCTCGAAACCCGAAGCTCCAGCTGCCCAGCCGCAAGCCATGGCGCTTGCGGAGATCCTCCAGCGCCTCGTGTCCATCGAGCAGCGCATGGCCAAGTACGAGGGCCGGCCCAACGACGAGGCCAACAAGCCCCAGGAGGACAAGCCCGAGGACAAGAAGCCCGAGGGCAAGCCAGAAGAGAAGCCCGAGGGCAAGCCTGGCGAGCAGCGCGAAGAGATGCGCTACTCCGTGCCCGGCGCCCAGGGGCCCATGACGACCGAGCAGCTGCTCGCGCTCGTCAAGGCCGGCAAGGTGGCCGGCGTCAAGCTCGCCCAGACCCCGGACGCGCCGAGCGCCAGGGGCAAGGGCGGGAAGCCCCAGCAGCCCGGCAGCGCCGGCAGCACGCCCAGCGGGTCTCCGCTCCGCAAGGAGCACCCCGTGGTGTCGAGCTTCCAGCGCAACGTCGAGCAGCTCACGGGCAAGCCCCGCCAGAGCTGATCTGGCCTCAACGAGGAGACGAAGCCCATGCCAAGCCGCCGGTACACAGACGCCTACATCGCGCGCCACCCCGACGAGTTCCCCTTTGCCGGGATGGACTCCGAAGGGATCGCCACATGGCTCGCTCGACCGCTCGCCGTGCTGGGCAACCAGGATGGCACCAGCGACCTCGTGCCCATGAGCGAGGGCGAGGGCGACCGCCTCACGAAGGCCACGCTCACTTCGGCGGACGCCGCGGCGTTCAACGCGCTCTTCGGCCCCGCCACCTTCGTCCAGTACCTGCGGCAGAAGAACGCCGCGGGCGCCATCGGGCGCGAGGGCTACAGGAAGTTCGGCTACCGCGCGGTCAAGACGGCCAGCATCACGGGCAACACCGGGATCGCTGAGGGCGGAGCCGTGCCCACGCCGGTCGAGCCCGTCTACTACGAGATCGGGGTAGGGCTCAAGGAGGAGGCCGTCGCAACCGAGATGTCGAGCCGGCTCGAAATCTACTCCGGCAAGGACGACACCATCACGTTCAACGGGAATGCGCAGGAAGTCCTGGAGGACTTCCTCGCGGCCTACGACACCGACCTCCTGCGGGATTTCAACACCCTGGCGGTCAACAACCCAGAGAGCCTCGACCGCGTGACGGCCACGACGCAGGCGCGCATCGACCTGGGCTACACGGACGGGGACGAAGACCTGCACGGCGTCGACCGCTCCGCCGAGAGCTGGTACGACTCGCTCAACCTCAACAACGGCGGAGCCGTGCGCCCGCTCACCCAGGATCTCTGGGACGACCTGGCGGCCAACCTGATCTCGCGCTGGGGCGACGACATCGGGGAGAAGATTTACATCACCGACCCGCTCACGCACAAGCGCCTGGGCAACATCCTGGGCTCGGGCACGCGCTACGCGAGCGAGACGGTGGCCAACCGGATCGCCGGGGTCACGCCCGTCCCGGGGCAGGCTGGAGGCTACAAGTGCGCGGTCTACGAGGGCCGGCCCATCGTCATGGACGACAACGTCGTCCAGGACTCTGGCGGGATCGGGCGCGCCTACCTGGTCGACCAGAAGACCCTGAAGCAGGTGCTGGGACGCGAGTTCGGCGGCCTCGTCGGGGACAACTTCGTCTACCTCAACGCCTTCGTGCACCGCATCGTCTACTACGGCGTTGCGGAGCTCACCAGCTGGTATCCCCGCGCCTCGGGCCAGCTGCGCGACCTCAGCTGAGGCAGGCGCCCGAGGGAAACGCGAATGTCGACCGCCGACCGCACGCCAAGGCCTCCCGAGGGCCTGAGTCCGCCCCAGCGCGACCCCCAGACGCTCGTCAACCAGCCGGCGCCAAGCGCAGGCCCGGATGGGCGCGACCGCAACCTCACGGTGCGGCCTCCGCAACCGGACAGGCCCGACCCCGAGGAGGGCGCCTACCCGGAGTACGAGCTCAAGGGCCGGCTCGTGGCGAGCCAGGCCACCTACATCCACCTGCGCGAGCTCGCGCGCCTGGAGCCCGAGAGGGTCAAGATCGTGGCCCCGGCGCAACCGCGCGAGCGCTTCCGACTCTACACGGGCTCGGGCGTCATGCTGCGTTCGCCCTGCCGGTTCCACCAGGAATACTACGCGGGCCCCAACACCAAGCTGGCGCCGCGCTGCCAGACCTGCCTGGACTGGATGCTCTCGATGGTGCGGCGCGACCCCCAGACCTGGGCGCTCGTGCGCGCGCCGGCTCCTGCGCCAGCTCCCAAGACTGCCGCGCCTCCCGCGCCTCCCGCGCCTCCCGCTCCTCCCTTGACCAGGGGAGGCGCCAGGAGGGAGTAGACCATGCGGATCGACAACTACGAGACCCCGAAGGGCCAGCCTTTCGACCGCGCGTTCCCCAACGCCGAGCTCGGCGGGTCGAGCCACCACGAGCTCCAGTTCAACCCAGACGACTTCGTGCTGCCCACGACGGCGCCGGCCGTCAACGCCAAGGTGGGGACGGACGCGGACAACATGTTCGACGCGCTCCAGTTCGCGGACGCCTCCGACCTCAACGCCGACCTCCACTTCCTCGTGCCCAACGACTACTGGGGCGAGGGCGTGCTGGAGCTCTACTGGCGCGTGAACGCCACCACGGGCACCTGCCACTTCGACTTCGAGCAGCGTGGCTCGAAGGCCGATGGGACGCAGCTCTTCGACGCCGCGCCCACCGCGGGCGCGGGCGTGACCAAGACCGTCCCGGGCGTGGCCAACCGCTCCGAGCGCACCAGGCTCATCGTCGATGCGGGCAACGCGCTCAAGCCCGGCATGATGGTGCACCTCCGCGTGATGCGGCTGGCCAGCGTGGACACGGTGGCCGCGACCGTCGAGCTCATGCTGGCGCGGTTCCTCTACCGCTGCGGCTGAGGAGGCAGGGAGAGCGGGCTGAGCTCTCCCAAGGAGGCAAACCAGCATGGCCAACTCCGCATGGGCCCCGCCCGCCGGGAAGCAGATCAGGCAGCAGCTCAGCACGCGCGTTTCCGTGATCGAGCTGAACGCCGCGCTGGACACGCCGGACGCGCTCCAGAACGCCATCGCTTACGGGGCGGACGCGGCAGGCTGGCTTGACCTGCGCGAGCACCCGCTGGTCGAGATCGTGCTGGTAAACGACGACGGCGTGGATGCCCTCACCATGCGGCTCTACTCCAGCCCGGTCAAGGACGCGGCAGAGCGGAAGCAGATCGGCTCCGACCTCGTGAGCGCTGCGGGCGTGACGGACAGGTTCGTCCAAGACCTAATCAGCACGCGCTGGGTGCAGGTCACGATCCAGGGCGCCGCGGCAGCCGCGGTCGGCAAGCTGCGCCTGACGGCGCGGAGCCGCTAAAGGGGGGAGGGAGGTGAGCGACATGGCCGCAGATATCAAGCTGCCCAGGCTGGAAGTGCCAGCCAAGCCCAAGTTCATGAGCCTCAACCAGGACGCCAAGTTCGGCGTGCTCTACGACCTCACGCTGCACCTGGCCACCGAGAGCGTGCGCGACCACCGGCTGCGCCGCTGGTCGCTCGCGGGCATCTGGGCCGTCGTGGGCTCGATCCTGCCCCTCACGCTCACCGTGTTGTTCTGAGGAGCCAGCTATGCCCGACCCCTACGCGCTTGGAACCAGCCTGGTGATCGCGCTGGCCGCCGGAGGCTCGCGCGGGCTCATCGGCTGGCTCAAGAACCGCAAGGCCGAGGAGCTCGACCCCAGGGCGTTCGCTCTCACCGTAGTCCTCGCGGCCCTCGTCTGGGCCCTCTCGTCCGTCCTTGGCCTGGAGTACGGTGTGGCGGAGCAGCTGCTCGTCACGGTGGGCGCGGTCGCCTACCTGAACGACGGCGGGAAGGCGCTCAAGCGGCATCTGGCCAAGGGCGGCGGGCAGGCTCCTCCAGATGGCTGAAGCGGTCTACGCGCAGGCGGAGAATGTGGCGGCCCTGCTGGGGCTCGCCTTCAGCGCGGACACCAGGCCCACGCGCGACGAGGTCAACGACTTCCTGCTCTGGGCCGAGGCAGAGGTCGAGCGCCGCACGCACCACGCCTGGCAGACCCGCACGGCCGTCAAGGAGCGGCACGACTACCCCCTCTACCTCTACACCGCGCGGGACTGGCTGGACGGCATCCGGCTCAAGCTCCTGCACCGCGAGCTCCTGTTCACGGCGGCTGCGGACGGGACGGAGATCCTCAGCACGGCTGCGGGCGACAAGCTAGAGATTTGGAACGGCTCCAGCTGGGAGGACTGGACGGTCACCCAGACCGGGGGGCACTCGGGCCGCCATTGGCTCGACCCTGAAAAGGGCATCCTGTTCCTCAAGAGCTTCTACCGGCGTCACAAGATCAGCGCGGTGCGCCTGACCTACCGCTTCGGGGGAGGGCCCTGGCTCCAGCAGTACGGGGGCATCTCACCCAACTGGCAGATCCCGCCGGACATCCGGCAGGCCACGGCGCTGCTCGCGGCCATCCAGGTGCTCCAGGCCGACCTCTTCACCTCGAATGTCCCGGGCGGGCCCGACATCAACACGAACCCGATCCCGGGCAAGATAAGGGACTTCGGCGCGAAGGTTGACAGGCTGCTGGCACCGCACATCGAGGTCTTCACGGTGGTGGGTTGATGGCCGCGCTGCTCGTGCCCGACCCCGTGGTGACGCTGCGCGCCCTCCTGGAGGCCGGCTGGACGAAGGCCAACACGGACGAGCGCGAGCCCAACTTCCACACAGCGGAGGACATCAAGGTCGTGCCCGGTACATTTAAGACGGCGGCGAGCGCCTCCGGGGCCCCGGGAGACGACCTGATCCTGTACGAGAGCGCGCCGCGCCAGTTCCAGCGCTACGGCATCAACTACGAGCACGCCAAGCGCTCGGGCCAGGTCAGCGTGGATGTCCGCACGACGGTGAGCCGCGCGCACTTCGGCAAGATGCTGGGCGAGCTGGAGCGCATCGTCATGGCCAACCGCAAGGCGCCCGCGACCCTTACGGGCGCGAGCGAGACGGTGGGCCCGCCGGGCTACGATGCCCTTGAGCTCCTCCAAGGTGGCCAGGACTTCAGCTCGCGCGGTGCGGGGTTCTGGCGCGCCGTGCTTGAGGTTCGGCTCCGAACCTATGTGGAGTCCATCGTCTAAGAGATCGCGCAACAGGAGGGCCTACAAATGCCAACCGTCGGGGTTTACAAGGGAGACAGCACGCCGCTGAGCTATGGGGTCGAGGAGAACGAATACTACGAGCTCTCGGGAGCGACCATCGGCTCGACGACCATCACGGACGCCACGCAGAACTTCGGCGCCTCGGGGCGGCTCAAGGGCCAGTACCTCTGGATCTTGAGCGGGACGGCCGTGGGCCGCCAATACCAGCTGACCAACAGCACCTCCACGGTGCTCACCTGCGATGCGGCCACCTTCAGCGCGGACGGCGTCGGGGCCAACGACAAGATCGCCATCTCGACCTATGGGATCAAGCCCGCGGCCACCGACAAGTTCTTTGGGGTCGTCGAGAGCGCGCCGGGCCTTGAGGAGGAGATTGATGTCAAGGAGTTCTACACGGCCGCAGCGGGCCGCGACCGCTTCACGAGCGTCGAAGGCGCGCACAAGATCGAGGAGACGCTGGAATTCCTCGTGCTGCTGGGTGGCGTGATCTTGTGCGCGCTTGGCGGAGAGGCTACCGTCGGGAGCTCGCCCTCGAACGCCACGACGCTTAACGGCGCCATCAAGGCCGGGGCCAAGAAGATCGTGCTGGCCAGCGCCGCCGGCTATCTGACCAACGACTACTTCCAGGTGAGCTCGGGCATCGACTTCACCGTGAGCCCGCTCAAGAACATCGCGGAGGTGCGCAAGATCACGGCGGTGGTCACCAACACGCTCACCTTGGATGCGCCCCTGAGCTTCGACCACGACACCGGCCAGGCCGTCAATGAGGTCGTCGCGCCCTACACGCACACCTTCGGCGGCATCACGAGGCTGCCCTCGCTCTGCGTCGAGCGCGTGTTCCGAGCGGTGGCCGACCTCGTCCTGCACACGCGCGGGCTCAAGTTCAACGAGCTCACGGTCTCGGGCGAGAAAGAGGGGCCGCTCAAGGCTTCCGTGGGCGTCCTGGCGCGCGACACCGCCAAGGGGCTGGCCTCAGCGTCGGTGCTGACCGTGCCCTCGACGCGGCCCTACTACTTCGACCAGGGGCTCCTGACCTTCAACGGGTTCACGGTGGCCAAGCTCGTGAAGTTCAGCCACAAGATCGGGAACGGCGCCAAGCTCGCGCACTACATCCAGACGCTCGCCGTGGACGGCAGGCTGCCGCTCGACGCCATCGAGGGAAAGAGGCACCACGAAGCGCGCTTCACGACCAACCCCATCGACTCGACCTTCTTCGACCTCATCAAGACGAGCGCCGAGCTCAACGCCTCGATCCTGTTCACGCGCGGAGCGAACGACACGCTCAGCATCGCCATGAACGGCTGGCGCACGAACTCGGCCAAGCACCCGATCCCCGAGGAGGGCGCGGTCGAGGTGGAGATCCAGGGGATGGTCAAGACGACCGTCATCACGGTCGTCGACTCGACCCCCTGGTACATCGGCACCGCCATTTGAGCTCACCCAGGGCCCGGAAGGGCCCGTCCGTCCGTCAGACACACGAGGGAACAAGATGGCAGAAAAACCAGCAGAAGAGGCCGAGCCGGGCCGAGAGCAGGAGCGAGGCCGCTACGAGGATCTCCTCGAAGTCGGCCCCGAGGAGCGCGAGACCGTGCGAGAGTTCGCCTACGGGGGCAAGAGGCATACCGTGCGGATCGCCCAGGTGAACTTCGCTGAAAGCCTCCAGATGGCCTCGGAGTGCCAGGGCCCGGACGGCAAGGTCGACGGGCCCAAGCTGACCATCGCGACCTTGCGCAAGTGCACGCTGCTCGTCGATGGGCGCAAGCCCGACAATGCCTTCTGGGTCTCGATCAGGCCCGAGCTCGGCGCCAAGCTGGCCGAGGCCGTCATGAGCGAGACCGGCGTCCAGGAGGGTGTGCTGGGAAACTCCGGCGCGCCGTGAGGCTCGGGGCCGCGGGGTTCAACCCGCACGACCCGCTCGCGGCGCTCCTGAGCCAGGAGGTGGCGCTCATCGACGCCGGCTACCAGCTCGGAGACATCCGGCGCATGAGCGTGCGCGAGGTCTCGGTGCGCGCCACGCTGCTCGACGAGGTCGCGAAGATCCAGAAGGCCAGGCAGCAGGGGGCTTGACATGGGCGAGAACATCAACGCGGCCACGCTCACGGTCAAGTTCGAGGGCCAGGCCCAGCAGTTGGAGGACACGCTCAAGCGCGTGAGCCAGCGCGTCTCCGAGACCCAGAAGACCGTAGAGCGCGTTGGCGGCAAGACCATCACGACAACGCGGCAGACGAGCCAGCAGTTCCAGCAGCTGGGCAAGGAGACGGAGAAAGCCCAGAGCCCCATAAGGGCGCTGCTCGACGGTTTCGGGCGGTTCATCCCCGGCGCGGGGCGAGCCTCCGCGAGCATCAAGAGCACCGAGGACGCGGTGAAGAAGACCCAGGAGGCCTTCCCGGGGCTCACGGGCCAGATGGGAGCGTTCGGCGGCGCCGCCAACAAGGCTGGCGCCGCGGGTTCAAGGTTCGGCGCTGCCATGCTCGGAGGAGCCGGCCCGCTCATCGCGCTCGGGCTGGTGGCGCTCGTGGTCGGCAAAGTCGTGGAGAAATTCCTGCAACTGGCCAAGGCGGTGGTCTCGGCCATCTTCAACTTCCTGCGCTCCACCCAGGTCTGGCAGTTCGCCCGGGGCATCCTCCAGGATTTCATCGACTTCCTCTTGGGCAAGTTCCTGCTGGCGTTCGCCCAGTCGATGCAGGAGGGGCCCGAGAAAGCCCGTGGGCCCTTCGCGGGCTTTGGGGACGCCGTGCGGCAGGTGGCCGAGAAAGTCGCGGAGCTCGCGCCCAAACTCATCGACCTCGTGCTCAAGATGGCGCCGCTGGTGGTCAAGGTCGTGGAGATCATCGGGCGCTTTGTCGACTGGATCTCCCAGGGGGACAGGCTGGAGTTCATCCTTAAAGTCCTCCTGGCCGTGGTCGTGCTGGTGGGTGGGGCGATCTTGGTCTTCGTCGCGATCGTGATGGTCGTCATCGACAAGTTCCGCGCGTTGAGGCTCAGCCTCGATGTCGCCTGGCAGGGCTTCCAGCAGATCGGCGCTGCGGTCGCGGGTTTTGGCCATTTGCTTTGGGACTTGGCCAACGGCGCCGTCCAGGGGTTCATCAGCCTGGCTACGACCCTCTGGCAGATCCTGTCGGGCATCGGCAGCTACATCGCGGGCGGGCTCTCCTGGGCCTGGCAGGGCCTCATGGGGGTGCTGGGAGGCGTCTGGAACTTTTTCTCCGGCATGGCGGCCACGCTCCAGGGCGTTTGGGACATCGTCGGTGGCCTGGGCGCCGCCCTCGGAGGCGCGTTCTCCTGGGCCTGGCAGGGGTTGAGCGGCATTTTGCAGACGGTGGCGGGCTTCCTCCAATGGGTTTGGGACGCGCTCGTCGGGATCGGTAACGCCATTGGCGGCGCGCTCGGCTGGGTGGGTGAAAAAGGCGGGGAGTTCCTCGACTGGCTCAACCCCTTCCAGGAGGGTGGGCCCGTCTACTCGACCGGCCCTGCGCTCCTGCACTCGGGAGAGTTCGTGCTGCCCGCGGGCACCTCGCAAAGCATTGCAAGGCTGCTCCAGTTCTACGGCGGCGGGGGTGGGGGCGGCAGCACGAGCCAGAGCATGAACGCGCAGGTCGTGGTCAACATCGGGATGGGCGAGGACGCCAGCCTGTTCGGAATGGGCCGAGACGCGGGCCTCCAGATCGCGCAGCAGCTCAGGGGGTTCTTCGGATAGTCGAGGACTTGGTGCTGGCCAACGGGTCGGGAGAGCGTGGGTTCCTCCTGCGGTGCGAGAGCGTGGCCGAGAACCCCAAGCGCGACCCCAAGCCCTTGAGCCCGCCGGGGTTCTCGGACGGCCCACAGGAGACCATCGTGTGGGAGCCGGGGAAATTCGAGCGCCGCTTCCAGGCCAGCTTCGTGATCCGCGGGGTCAACGCGGACGCCGCGCTCAAGGAGCTCAAAGACCTCATCTGGGCCTTCAAGTGGTGGTACACGCTCGCCAGCACCACCGCGACCTGGCGCGGCCATACCCTGACGGTCAGCTTTGACAACTTCATCTACCGCAAGGTCGGGGGTGAGCCCACCTGGGCGTGCGAGCTCGCGTTTTCCGAGGTCATAGGGTTTACATTCTGAGGGGGGATGAGCGCCTTGGCGACCGAGACCCTTGTGCTCACGCGGGCGGGGGCGCCGGGCTCGCCCCTCACGCTCAATGCCACGCGCGTCGAGAGCCAGCTCACCAAGAAGAACCGCGAGACGCCTATCGCGAGCTCGAAGACCGACGGGGTCTTTCCGCCCGTGCGCCTCGAAATCGGCTCCTGGTATCAGGTGCTCAACATCGAGGTGCTTTTCTCCGGCGCGAGCTCGGCCAGCGACCTCCAGGCGGTTGACGATGCCTTCCGGGACTGGTGGACGTACGGCGAGATCAAGATCGCCTGGGAGGGCGTGGCCGAGGACGCGCGGGTCGTGACGCGCGCTGACGGCTCCCAGGTGGCGCTCACGGACAACGAGAGCCTGGTGAGCTTCCTCGACCTCAAGATCCAGGGAATGAAAGACCTGCCGGGCGCCTACCTCGCTATCCTGTCGCTGCTGAGCGCGAACGCCGGGGTGATCTCGTTCCCATGAAGGTGCGCAAGCTGCTCTTCAAGGACAATTTTCAGGAGGCCTCGGGGGGCACGCCAGCCAAGTGGACGAACGCCCAGGGCATTACCGTGATCGAGGCGCCGGGCTCGCCCGTTGTCGAGCGCTACGGCAAGGTGCAGAATGTCGATGCCAGCACGGACGGCCGCATGACCATCACGACCCCGCCCGCCCAGGACGCGATCCGCACCTTCCTCTTCAGGATGCGCGAGCTCACGGGAGATGCGCTCCAGACCTACGGCCTCTTCCGCTTCTTCTTCTTCGCCAATGGCGTCGACCCGAGGGCTGGAGCCTTCACGGGCTATGTGCTGGAGCAGGATATGGGCAGCCTCCAGCTCAAGCGCTACAACGCTGGCACGCCGACCCTGATCACCAACCAGGGCTGGAGCGCAGCGCATGGCCAGGAGCTCTACTACGAGGTCTACTTCAACCCCTCGGGCGGGCTCTTCAAGCTGAAGCGCGGCTCCGTCTGGGCGGGCAAGTACGAGAACACCTGGAGCGGGACGGACGGCTCGCCCTTGGCCTCGGGCACGCAGATCGGCCTGATGGCCGACCGGGACGCCGTCGTGCACAAGTTCGGCGTCGACGATTTCCGCGTGCTCGGGCCCTCGGACAACTACTTTTCAGCGGTCAAGTACCGGCTGCCCATGCACGATGGCTCGGGCGAGCTTGAGTTTGTCACGGCCAACGATGCGTCGGCGGTGTTCAACCGCTGGGCTGAGAACGACGAGCTGGAGCTCCTGGTGGAGCGCGAGGATGGCGTGAGCTTCGTCGAGTTCCAGGGCATCGTGGAGAAAGTCGAAGACCGCTCCCAGGAGGGCGAGAGCGTGCATGTGTGGGCGCGCGACTTCCTTTCCGAGGGCCTGCGCACCAGCGTGCCCGACTCTTACACGGGCGTGGGACTCTCGACCGTGATTGAGAACCTCATTGGCTCTGGCTACACCCAGTTGGCCAAATACAGCGTCAAGACCGTGGGCACGGCGATCACGCGCACGTTCAAGGGCCGGCCCACCCTGGACGCCGTCGAGGGCCTGGCCCTTGAGAGCCTGATCTACTCCAGGGTGAACCGCAGGCGCGAGTGGATGATCGACGACTGGTTCCAGGTCGCGGGCGAGTGCTTGCCGCTGCGCCAGGCAGCGCTCGCGCTCTCGAACCTCAAGGGCTACTGGCCCTTGGATGACATCGGCGGCCTGCGGGCGGTCGATTTCAGCGGGCTGGGCAACCACGGGACATTGAAGGGCGCGGGCGAGCCCTCGACCTACGCCAGCGGCCAGTACCGGCGCGCGCTCAACTTCGACGGCTCGAATGACTACCTGAATTTGGCGTTCAGCCAGAGCTTCACGAGCTGCTCCATTCTGGTGGCGATGAAAACCACCACGGACGGGCGCGGCATCCTCCAGCTGCAAGACCCAGGCACGAGCGGCGACCCGCTGATCTACCTGGAGGTCGGCGCGACGACCACCGGGGGTAACGCTCACCAGCTCGTGGCCTACTTGCGCAATGTGGGCGCGACCTCTACGGTGATCCCGTTCAATTCTGGCTTCACCATTGACGACGGGGTCGACCATCTGCTCGGCCTAACCTGGGATGGCAGCACGGCCAAGCTCTATGTGGATGGGAGCGAGAAAGCCTCCGTGGGCTTCACCGGAACCGTGACCATTACCTCGGGCTCGCGGATTGCGCGCGTGGGCGACCTCGTGGGGGGCGGCTACGCCTTTGCGGGGCCAATGAACAACCTGGCGATCCTCACGGGCACCGCGCTCAGCGGGCCCCAAATGCTCTCGTTCTACGAGACCTGGCGCTACGGCATCATGGCTGACCAAGCGGGCGGCAAGCTCTACGGGGCCCGAGCGCAGCGCGACTTGAGTGCGATGTTCAACAAGGTCACGGTCTATGGAGCTGCGGGGGTCTCGGGCTCCAGCAGCGATGCGGGGAGCATCGCCACCTACGGGACGCGCGAGTTCGTGCAAGTCGATGAGCGGCTGGGCGTCAACGCCGACGCCACGCGGGTTGCGGACGGCCTGAAAGCCATCATGCTGGGCGTGGTCAAGGAGGCGCTCTTCTACGCTGCCGACTTCCACGAGCTCTACCCGGGCGAGCTCTTCCACCTCAAGGCCTCGACGGGGGGGCTGGACGATGAGCTGGTCTGCACGGAAAAGAGCCTAGAGTGGCCTCCGCCCAAGGGCCAGCCCCCAGGGTTCTTCTTCCGCGGCATCCCAGCCACGACCAAGTTCCGCCCACCAGCCGAGAGCCCCAAGTTGCTCTTGCGTGGCCTGAAGCAGGCCGACAAGAAGCGCTGGCGGGTGATGGGCTAATGGCGCGACCCAAGCTCCTGGGGGACGAGCAGGAGCGCCAGCTCTACCTGGAGCACCTCGCGGGCGCCTCCTACCGGCGGCTCGCGCGCAAGTTCGGCCTGAAGAGCGCGGACAACGCCAAGAAGATCGTCAAGCGCTTGCGCGGGCCCCAAGGCGAGCCTAAGGGCTCTACGGCCCTGAGCCCGGGCCGGGGGCTGGTCGCGGCTCGTGACGCAAGTGTGGGCCTCAGGCAGGCCGCGGACGCGAAGAGCCGCCTGCACCTCGAAGACCGCGCCTGGAGGCTGCGGCTCGCCGGTATCGGGCTCTTGAGCGAGCAGGCGGAAAAGCTCCGCAGCGGAGGCGACCACAGGGGCGCGGCCTACATCGCGGCCCAAATGATCCGCTCGGGCAACGAGATCTACGAGGCGATCCGGCGGGACGAGCTCCACGAGCCCAAACTGGCGGAGTTCACCGTGGTGAGCGCGAGCTCGCCCGAGGGGCCGGCGCCGGACGCCGAGGCCCTGGCCGACGAACTGGTCAAGCTGGTGTGCGATCCCTGCCGCGAGCGCATCCTGGAGCACCAGGAGGAGGTGAGCGCATCGCCCAGCCCGCCGGACGCTTCTGTCCCTTCCACTCCCAGCAGTTGAGGGCCGAGATCCCCGACAGCCTGCGCCCGCACGCCGTGCGGGTGCTGGTCGCGCTGGCGACCAGGAAGCTCGGGCACCGGCTCTACCAGGGAGAGTGCCCAGGGTGCCAGCTCGACCGCTCGACCATCCGGGTCGTGATCCAGAAGGCCCAGGAGGTCTACGGGTGACGCAGCGCACGCAGCACCTCCTCCAGCGGGCTTCAAGGCGGCATCTCGCGCTCCAAGATCCCGAGCGCTTCTACGAGTTCTACCTCAGCACGCCCGACAAGCCGAAGATCCCGCAGTTCGCGCGGGCCTGGCTCGACTTCTTCCTCCAGCCCGGGTTGGATCACCTCGTGCTCATGGCGCCCGTGGGCCACACCAAGACGAGCACGCTGGCGCTGCTCCTGCCCTGCTGGTGGCTCACGCGCGACCGACGCGAGCGCATCCTCATTGGGTCGCGCAGCTCCGACCGCGCGCAGGGCGAGGTGCGCGCGGTGCGGCGCGCGCTCGAAGACCCCAGGCTGGTGGCCGACTTCGGCGCCTTCTACTCGCCCGAGCTCAAGTGGACGGACGCTCAATTCGAGGTGCTGGGCCGCGACTCCACGCTGCGCACGCCCAGCGTGCTCGCGGCGGGGCGAGCCTCCAACATCGAGGGCGAGCGCTTCACCCGGGAGGTCTTCGACGACATTGGCGACCAGGACTCGGAGCTAAGCGAGGTCGAGCGCACGCGCACCTGGGACTGGCTCCTGGAGACGGCCTACGGGCGGCTTGAACCAGGCGCCCGGGCCTACTACATCGGGACGCGCTGGCACATGGAGGACACCTACGGGAAGCTCATGCAGCGCGCGGGCCACCGGAGCGTGGTCTTCAAGGCCTACCTTGAGGACGGCAGCCCGCTCTGGCCCGAGGTCTACACGCCTACGGTGCTCGCGGCGCGCCGCACCTCCATGGGGGAGCGCGCGTTCGCGCAGAAGTTCCTCAACGACCCCGCGGCCATCGAGGGCGAGATGTTCCGGCGCAAGTGGTTTGAGCGCAACTACTACGACCCGGCGCAGCTCAAGCTGGAGGAGCTGGACATCGTGGCCGGCGTCGACCCCGCCATCGGGGAGGGCGTGGGCTCGGACTACTTCGCTGCCACCGTGCTGGGGTTCGACAAGCCGCGCCAGTTCTGCTACCACCTGGAGACCCGGGCGGACATCTGGGATCTGCCGCGCCAATTCGAGGAGCTGCGGCTCCTCAACGCCAAGTGGCGCCCAAGGCACATCGCCATCGAGGACGTGCAGTTTCAATGGCAGGCCTACAGGCCGCTGGCTGCCGAGCTGCCCATCGTGCCCCTGAGGCCCACGCCCGGGCGGGACAAGTACCAGCGGATCGGCTCGGTGGCGCCCTGGGTCGAGAACGGAACGGTTAAATGGCACCCCGTGCACTCAGGAGACCTGATCTACGAGCTCCTCCAGCTCCCGAAGGCGGCCCACGACGACCGGGCCGACAGCTTCGAGATCGCGTGGCGCTCAGATCGCCAGGGCGCGAGCCACCACATGGGGGAGGTGATGGGCTGGCTCTGAAGACCGCGCGGATCGCGCCACAGCGCGTTTCGAGGCCTGTGGTGCGCGATCTTCTGCCGGGGATGTTGCCCCAGCCCGCCTACCGCTCACGCATCGTAGGCCGGCGTGTGGCCCCCACAGGCCCATCGTGGCCCTCCTTCCGCTCCTACCGGGGGCCGCACCAGCAGGGCAAGGCCCGGTGGCTCGGGGACAAGCTCATCCCGCCCGGCTTCCGCCACACCAGCCTGGCGCGCATCCCCAAGACGGACTGGACGAGCCGGCTGCTCCAAGACCAGATCGACGAGTCCATGCGGCGCCAGATCGCGCACGAGCCGCCGGGCCCGAGGCGCGCCTTCCTCCTGCGGGACTACGAGCTCTGGCTGGCCAACGGCAAGCCCACCTACTACTCGCCCGGGAAGAGCGCGCACGGCCGCGAGGGCCGCAAGGAGGCCAGCGCCGTGCGCACCTGGGCGCGGGGCAAGCCCGCGTTCTGGGATTTCATCGACGACAACGAGCGGAAGGGCGAGCGGCAGTTCCTGAGGAGGTAGAAGGATGGTCGAGCCAGTCGAGGAAGTAGATTTGCGGATCGTTTACGCGAACGACGAGTACCTGGGCGGGGTCGTGTCGGACGCCGCGGGCGTGCCCATCGACCTCACGGCAGCGGCGGTCTCGCTCAGCTTCGCCATCATGCGCTCGCTCACGGACGCGGCCATCCTGCTCGTCAAGACCAAGGCCGCCGGGGGAATAACCGTCGGGGCCGATGGCACCTACACGGTGCGGATCTCGGCCTCGGACAAGAGCACGCTGCCGCCAGGCCAGTATTTCTACGCGCTCTTCTACTCGGTCTCGGGCGGAGGCAGCGACACCACGGTGGCCCGGGGGAAATTCCTCGTGCTCGACCAGGCCGCGGTGGTCTGAGGGCGTAAAGTCTATTAGGGGCCCCCGGCAATGGGGGCCGCCGGGCAGGGGCGGGCTTGGTCGCGTTCAACAAGTTCCAGGACTTCGTGCGCCACCTCGCGGACAAGGTGCACGACCTCCTGGGCACCGTTCCCGCCACGGATTGCGACACCGTGCGGATCTACCTCTCGAACGTTGCGCCCGACGCGGCGCTCGACTCCGTGAAGGCCGATCTCGCGGAGATCGCCACCGGCAACGGCTACGCCGGGCCCATCGCGCTCGTGAACTACGGCGGAGTTGAGGCCACGGGCACCTTCACCATGGACTCCGACCAGATCGTCATCACGGCCTCGGGCGGCTCCATCGCGCAATTCCGCTATGTCGTGCTCTACAACGACACGCCGGTCTCGCCCGTTGACCCGCTCATGGGCTGGTGGGACTACGGCTCGGGCCTCACGCTCGCGGACGGCGAGAGCCTCACGGTCAAGTTCAACAACCTGGCCGCCGATGGCACAGTCCTGACGCTGGCCTGAGGTGCAAGATGCACGCCTGCTGCTGGGATCTCCAGAAGAACCGCCTGCGCCCAGAGGCCCTCGGGCCGGTAGAGCAGGATGAGCAGGGGCGGACGCTCCAGCGCTGCACGGTCTGTGGAGCCAGGCACTTCATGGCCGTGCTGGACGCCGGCAGCTTCGCTCTGGAGTTCGCGCCCCTCCGATGACCCTTGGGGGGATTGAACGGCCTCTCCCACGGTCGCGGCAGTTTCAGAGTCGAGCGCCACCAGCGACGACGCCAGCCCCTACACGGTGAGCCGACCCGCGGGCGTAAGCGGGCGCCTGACCATCGCCATCTTCGGGGTGGACGGGAACCCCACGCTCACCTGGCCTACGGGCTACACCCAATTCTTCAGCCAGACTCGCGGAGGGGGCTTCACCCTCTATGGAGCCTACCACCTGGAGGACGGGACGGAGGGCACGAGCTTCGCCATCAGCTCGACCGCGTCGGAAAAGTGGGCCGCCATCGTCTACTCGCTCTCTGGCGCGGAGAACCCCGCCACGCAAGCGCCCGAGGCCACAACGGTCGATGGGAGCGCAGCTACCGCGAGCCCCGACCCACCCTCCATCACGCCGACGGGGGGCTCGAAGGATTATCTCTTCATCGCGGCCGTCGCCAACGACGGTGAAGAGGCCGACGACGATACCTGGGGGAACTCGTCGCCAGCGAGTTTTACGCCGAGCCCGCCCAGGCAGAAGACCAGCGCGGTGGGCGGTGCGGCCACGACGAACGTCTCCCTGGAGACCGCCGAGCGAGCGGTCACCGCCTCCTCTCAAGACCCGGGGACTTTCGGCAACGATGTCTCCCACACCTACGCTGCGGCAACCATCGCAATTCACCCCTTCAGCGGTTACTTCCTCAATGCGGCGCCGGGCTCCTACGCGCTCACAGGAGCGCCGGCCACGCTGGCCGGCGCGCGCATCATGGCGGCGAGCCCTGGGAGCTTCGCCTTCACGGGCGTGGCTGCCGCGCTGAGGTTCGGACGCACGCTCGTCGCCAGCCCGGGGAGCTTCGCTCTCGTGGGCGCTCCCCTCACGGCCCTGCGGGCCCTGCGGCTCAACGCCGCCCCAGGGGCTTTCGCCTTCACGGGCCTGGCCGCGAACCTCGCCCGCGGCCTGGTGCTCGTCGCCAGCCCCGGCTCTTATGCCCTTGTGGGGCAGCCCGCGGGCCTACACGGGGCGTTCGTGCTCTTTGCGGGCCCCGGAGCCTACGCGGTCTCCGGCGCGCCCACGAGCCTCCTAAGGGCCTTGGGGCTCATCGCTTCGCCCGGCTCCTACGCGCTCACCGGGGCTCCGGCCAACCTGCCCCGCGGGCTCTTCATCGTGGCCGGCCCCGGGGCGTTCGACTTCCTGGGCTTCGCGGCCAACCTGGTGTCGGGAGGGGGCCCGGCGGCCTTCATCCTGGTGGCAGATCCCGGGAGCTTCGCGCTGGCCGGAGCTCCCGCGGGGCTCCTGGCAGCGCGGCAGCTCCAGGCGAGCCCCGGGGCCTATGCGGTCTCCGGCGCGCCTCTCGTGGCCCTGCGGGCCCTGCGGCTGATTGCGGCTCCTGGAGCCTTTAGCTTCACCGGCCTGGCCGCGCTTCTGAACCACAACTACCCCCTGGATGCCCAGCCGGGCAGCTTCGCCCTCACGGGCGCTCCCGCTACGCTGCTGGCCGGCAGGCTGCTACGAGCCTTGCCAGGCAGCTTCGCCCTTGTGGGCTCGCCCGCCAGCCTGATGGCCGCGCGGCTCCTGGTGGCCGCGCCCGGCGCGCTTGTCCTCACGGGCGCGACCGCCGGGCTCTTCGCGGGCCGCCTGCTCCTGGCCGGGCCCGGCGCCTTCGTGGTGACGGGCCTGGACGCCGGGCTCGTGCGCTACCTGCTGGCCGCCGACCCCGGCAGCTTCCAAATCGTCGGCAGCTTCGTCGTGTTGTTGTCCGAGGGGCACAAGCCCGTGACGATCACGCGCCAGCCGAGGCCTCGCGCGACTATCGGGAGGTTCTGAAGTGCCCGCCAGCCCGACCGCTACGATCTCGCGCAAGCGGGCAGCCAGCGCGTCGGCGGCGCGCAAGCGGGCAGCCAGCGCGTCGGCGGCGCGCAAGGTCGCGCCCTCCGCGAGCGCCGCGCGGTTCGCGCAGCAGCCCTACCGCGACCTCATCCTGCGCACTCCTGGACTCGTGGCCTACTGGCCCATGGACGAGCCGGCGGGCGCGAGCTCGCTCCAGGATCTCACAGGCCGCGGGCACAACGCCACCGTACTGCCGGGTGTGCTCACCGGCCAGCCCAAGCTCGTGCGCGGCGCCTCTATCAAGGGTGACGGGCTCCACGCTGGAGGCGCCGGCATCGGGCAGATCCGCGTGCCCGATCACGCAGATTTCGACTTCAGCGGCGTGCAGGAACTCACGGCGGAGTGCTGGCTCAAACTTGTGTCCGTGGCGAACCAGCAATGCTTCATCGAGCAGTACGACCCGGGTGGAGGGGGGCCTCCGGGCTCCTTCACCTTGCGCGCTGGCACGCCCGAGGCAGGCTTCCCGAACAACAAGCTCAACGGCTACATCATCACCGACACGGCCGGAGGGGCCGACGGGCTCGGCGGCTCCAGCGTGTTGCCCACGGGCCTGCGCGTCCATGCCGCGATCACCTGGAAGCGCTCGACCACGCGAGCCCGGCTCTACCTAAACGGTGTCCTGGATGGCGAGCGCACGGACATCACGCGCAATGTGGGGAACTCGACCACAACCCTCAAGCTCGGGGCCCGCGGGGACGACGAGCAGCGGCACCTGGACGGCTGGATGGATGAGGTGGCGATCTACGCCCGGGAGCTCACGGCGGACGAGGTGCGGGCCCACTACCTCGCGGGCCTCGCCGGGGTCTGAACTACTCCTCCTCGTCCTTGAGCTCGGGGAAGCTCACGAGGTCGCGCGGCAGCGCTGGCGCCTCCTCGGGCTTGCCCTTGAAGAACACCAGCACGTTCTGGTGGGTCTTGCCCAGCTTGCGCGAGGCCAGGAAGAAGCGCTGGACGCGCAGCGCCAGCGAGCCTATGGGCTGCACCAGCACGGCGTCGTTGTAGAAGGCCAGCCCGTGCTCCTGGAAGATCCGCACGGTGTCGCCCACGAGGTCGTGCAGCTCGCCATCCTCGCCTCGGAAGTTGGCCACGACGAAGCAGGCGAACGCCCCGTCCTTGAGCCGCGCGGCCCAGCGGCCCATAATGACCTCGTAGTGCCCGAGGAACTGCCTGTATGTCTTGGCGTTCGAGATGTCGCCCGCGAGCTCCGAGTAGCGCTCCAGGTTCCAGTAGGGCGGGCAGCTGAACAGCAGGTCGGCTTTCTGGCCCTCCAAGGGCAGGAGCGCCGCATCCCCGAGCTTCCAGTCCGCGCTGCCCAGGCTACTGGCCTGCTCCTCGCGCCCGGTCTGGCGCCGGCCCACGATCCAGAGCAGGTCGCCCGCCTTGAGGAACGGCAGGCACTTGGCCTCGTAGATGGGGTCGAGCTCGATCTCTCCGAGCCGGCCCTCCACGGCCTCCTCGTACTTCTGCTTCGAGCGCACGAGCTCCACCATGTCGCGCCAGCCCTCAGCGAAGCGATCCAGGCGTTTGGTGGGGTCGGCACCCACCTGGACGCCCAGCACGGGCACCTTGAGCTTGCGCAACTTCAGGCCGGCGAGCACGCCCGCGAGGCTCATCCCCGAGCCCACGGGCACCACGATGCGCTTGACGCCCTTAGGGAGCTTGCCAGGCACCTGGGAGGCCGTCTGGCTCACGGCGGCCAGGTGCTCCATCCCAAAGGGGATTTCCGTCCAGCCGCGGGCTTTCGCGTCCTCACGCGCCCGCGCCACGATCACCGTATTGTAGCCCGGAGCGTGCTGGATGATTTCCGCGCCCGCGTCTTGGGCCGCGAGGAGCTCGGGCCCGAGCTCGCCCGAGGGCACATGGGCCCGGCAGGGCAAGCCCAGCCGCTGCGCGATGTGCGCCACGATGTTCACCTGGGGCGAGCTCCGGGAGCCTGCCGTCACGAGCCCCTTGGCGCCCTGCGCGAGGAACCAGCAGGTGCGCACCTTGCCGCCCTCGACGCCGGCCACGCTGAAGAGGTCGTCGCGCTTGAGCCAGAGCTTCTTCCCGGGCACCTGCTGGATAGGCGTCTCCTCCAGGCGGTCGGGGAGCTCGGGGCCCGAGCGCACCACGCGCGGGCCCGCCTTGACGATGGCCTGCCATTGCGCGCGGTTGGCCTCGACCTGCTCGGGCCGGATGTCCCAGCCCCAGTAGCGGTAGCCGAGCAGCGCGCTCACCACGCCCCGCACGGAACCGCCAGCGAACGGGTCGTGCACGATCCCGCCAGGCGGGCAGAACCACTTGAGCACCAGCTCGGTGAGCACGGGGTCAAAGACGCTCGTGCCCCTGCCGGCCCAGGCGTCTCCGCCCTGGTAGGGATCGCTGAACTCCCTGGGGCCCTTGCCGCCCTCCAGGACGGTCTCGCTCATGTGCAGCAGGTTCTCCGCTCGCCCCTCGTGCGAGGCGATCCCGAGCGCGAGCCATCGCTCTCGCCGGTCGCGCCAGTATCCCTGGCGCGCGTCCAGCACGGTGAAGGGCGGGGCGCCAAAGCGCTGCTGGAGCCGGCCCGCGGAGCCGCCCGCGAGCTCGTCCAAGAGCTCCGAGCCCTTGGCCAGGTCATCCAAGAGGTAGTCGAGCTCGCGCTCCGTCATGCCCGTGAGCTCCAGGTCGGCGCCCGCGGCCTGGAGGCCCTCCAAGACCTCCGTGAGCTTGTCCTCGTCCCAGCGCCCGTGGATGCGGTTGAGCGCGATGTTGAGGAGCCGGGCCTCGTCCTCCTTGAGGAACACGCGCTTGATCTCGACCTTCTTCCAGCCGAGCTCCTTGGCCGCGAACCAGCGCTGGTGCCCGCCCACGATGGTGTTGTCCTTGTTCACCACGATGGGCTCCACGAGGCCCCAGCGCGCCATGGACGTCTTCAGCGCCTCCATCTCGTGCTGGGGCATCTCGCGCGGGTTGTAGTCGGCGGGCTTCAGGCTCTCAAGCTCTACGGTTTCGGTGCGGATCGTCGGTTTGGTTCTCATGGTGGCTCACCTGCTGGCGATCTTGTAGTGGCGGCGGTCGGGCGCGTAAATCTGCCCCTGCTCCTGGAGCCGCTGGAGCATCTCGCGCGCTCGGCCCTGCTCCACGCCCTGGCTCGTGGCTTTGCCCAGGATGTCGTCCTCGGTCACGCCGCCTCCTGCGTCGAGCTCGCGCACGATTTCCAGCAGGGTGCGCGCGGCCTCGCGCTGGCTCCGGCTCGTGCCCGCCGCGATGATGTCGATGTCGAGCGCCCCGCCCTCTCCGGCAAGCTTGCGGAGGAAGCGCTGCACATGAGCGATGGCGCGCTCGGCGTCCTGGCGCTCGATCTTGGGGCTGAGACGGGCCCGCGCGCTCGCCTCGCTCAGGCGGATCAACCCCTCAAGCTGCCGCGCGGTGATCGGGACGGCGCTGGCCTCGGCCTCGCCGGCCTTGCGCGTGTTGGTGTAGTAGGAGGCGAGCAGCGCGCCCGACTCCTGCGTGAGCTCGGGGAAGCAGCTCTCCTTGGCGAACTTGACGTAGCGCCGGATGAACTCCGGGCCCACGCCCTCAAGGTCGGGCGTGGCCTGCGGGATCGCCTGCCCGGCGGCCAGGCGCTCGCCCAGGTGGTGCGTGCGCAGCACATGGGCCGCAAGCGCCTGGTCGAACTCCCTGTTGGGCTTGTCCGTCATCACGAGGATGAGGTCAAAGCGCCCGATGAGCGCTGGCGGGAGGTCGAGCTGCTCCACGAAATACTGGTGCGGGTCGAACCGCCCGAACTTCGGGTTGGCCGCGCCCAGGATGGAGCACCGGCTCTGGAGCGTGGCCTGGATGCCCGCCTTGTTAACCGATATCGTCTGCTGCTCCATGGCCTCGTGCATGGCGTCCCTGTCCTGCGGGCTCATCTTGTCCAGCTCGTCGACCGCGGCCAGACCCTTGTCCGCGAGCACGAGAGCGCCGGCCTCCAGAGCCCAATGGTCATCCTCCTTGACGGCTGCTGCCGTGAGGCCTGCGGCGCTCGCGCTCTTGCCCGAAGCCAGCACGCCCCTGGGGCTGAGCGCGGCCATGTAGCGCAGCAGCTGGCTCTTTCCCGTTCCGGGGTCTCCAATTAGCAAAATGTGCGAGTCCCCGCGGACGCGCGTGCCATCCGGCAGCAACTTGGTCACGCCTCCGAAGAGCTGGAGCACGAGCGCCTCCTTTTCCGGCCCGAGCCCGTAGAGCGCGGGCGCGATGGAGCTGGCGAGCCGCTCCACCACATTGGGGTGCTGGCCAAAGCGCGTGAAGTGCTCCACCTCAGTCGGCGTGAAGGCGTCCTCGGTATCCTCGTCGAGCTCCAGCTCAAGGCTGAGCGTGTCGAGGTAGAGGTCGAAGATCGCGCTCTGGCGCCCGCGCTGGCGCTCGCGCAGCGTCCCGTTGGCCACGAGGCGGTCGCCGGGCTTGAGCCGGCCCACGAGGTCGTCCTCCAGCTGGAGCTGGATGCGCTGGGGCTCCTCGCCTCCGCGCAGGCCCTCCGAGAGCTCCACGAGCTCGGCCGTCTGGTAATCCAGGGTTTCGCTGAACCGCAGCGTGCGTCCTTCGCGCGGCTCCTCGAACGGATCTTGGAGCGAGGCCGGCCCCATGAGGAGGTGGAACTTCGTGGAGGTTGCCGAGCGCTTGCACCCCCCCTGATCCTCGTAGCACTCCAGAGGTTCCTTGAGCGTCGTGCCCTCCTGGGGCACCTCAATAGCGGCGCCGCAGCGCACGCATTGGAACACGGCCTCGCTCACCCGGGGCAGCACCTCCGAGCGCCTGCGCACCACGCCCTTGAGGGCCACGAGCCTGCCCAGGTGCGCGGCTCGAACATCCCGGATGCGGGGCGAGTGCCCAGCCAGGTTGGAGGGGAAGGCCTCGAAGCGCACGTGAATTGGCGCCTTCAGCGCGGCGGGCAGGCCCTCCAAGGCGGCCTGGTCGGCGGAGTAGCAGGCTTGATGCGGGCGCTCAACCAGGAACTCTGCCAAGTCGGGGCTGAAGCGCGCGAGCTCGCGGAAAGGGACGCGGACGCTCCTGCGGTCGGGCCATGCCTGTGCGACCTCCCGGATCGCGTGGCCGAGCCCGTAGAGGCCGAAGAACTCCATCCAGAGCAGCTTGGCCGACTCCAGCGTGTAGCTCTTGGTCATGCGCGCGCCCCCTGGGCCTGGAGGGCTCCGCGCTTCTGCCGGAAGAGCTCGATGCCCGAGGGTTCCTGGAGCTCCCAGCGCTGCATCCACTCCTTGCCGCCCGGGCTCTTGAGCCAAGCCAGGAATTGGAGCTCGTTGCGCCAGCCCTGTTTCCGTGCCAGCAGGTCGTTCCAGGCCCCGGTGAGATCCAGCTCTCCGATCTGCACGAGCCGGGCGAGCTCGGCCTCCTTATGGGCGAGCCGGGTCTTGAGCTCCTCGACCTCCAGGCGCGTGAGCTCCTCGGCGTTCCGCGAGTCCTCCAAGACGAGCCGGCTCACATAGCGGCCCGAACCCCTGGCCTGGATCAAGCGCCAGACCCGGTCGCTCAGGTGGAGGCTGCGGTTCGTCGCTCCTCCTCCTCCTCCTCCTCCTATCCTATGTCTCATAGGAGGTGTGGTGGTGGTGGTGTTCGCCGGTTCTGTCTCCTCTTTAAGCGTTCGGGCTGGTCGCCTGGCATCCATCCTGGTTCCTCGCGGGGCGCTGCGGCGCCCGCCTCCCCGCGAGAGAAAGCGGGGCGCCGCAACGAGCCCCGGAAAGGGCTTGCCCCCCTAAATGAGCCCTGCGGCTCGACTCCCCGGCTCGCGCGTGCGCGCGAAGGCTCCGGCGCAACTATATTAGGCCCCTCGCATTTCCCGCTCCGGGTCAAAGCCATGGAGCTGCCGGAAAAACTGGAAAGCCTGCCCGACGACGAACGCCTCAACGCGCTCAAGGAGTGGAGCGCGGAACAGCTCAAGCACGAGAACGCCTGGACGCCCTGGTACGCCAAGGAAGTCCGGGCCTTCGCCTGGCTGCTCGCGCAGCTCGAAGCGGCGCGCAAGCCCCTGGAGCTCAAGGCCTGGGTGGAGGGCGGGTGCCTGCTCGGCATCGAGGGCGCGCCGCCTGCCACGAAGCTCCGGCTGCTCGACCTCGACAACCAGCCCGAGCTCAAGGACGAGTGGGCGAGTGAGGTAGGCTTCAAGGAGCGCCCGCTGCTGGAGCCCAGCGACTTTCCCCAGGAGGACTGAGCGCCTTGGCGCCCCGCATCGACCCCTGGCAGGTCTTCAGCCCTGAGGAGATCAAGCACCTCGACCGCTACTGGGAGAGCCAACAGGTCGCGCTCTGGACTGGCATCCGAGCGCGCAACCCCAACGCGCCGGAGCGCCTGGTGAGCGACCTCTACGGTGCGCGGCGCCAGCCCTTCCTGTTCTTCCTGGAGGAAGCGACGGCCAACCCCAAGTTCATCGAGGAATTCCGCCAGGCTCTCAAGGCCCGAGAGCGCGTGCAGCGCCAGGCCGATGACCAACTCCCCCCCGGCGTGAAGGCCGAGGTGGAGATCCAGCATGACGCGGGAGGGGCTAAACCAGGCTCCTCGGCCAAGCCTTCCGAGAACCGGGATGCATCCCCGGAGGAGGAGGCCGCGGCTGCATCGCCCCAGCCGCCGGCCCGGGATGGGCCCGCCGGGCGCCCCCCCGCGTCCCCCGCTCGCGACATGACCCCGCCACGGCCCTCCGGAGCCCCTGTGGGCCTGGATCTCCACCAGAACGGCCCAGGGCCTGGGGCCGGGTGGGAAAGCCCCGCCAAGCCCCACACGGGTCGTTTCCAGCCCGACGCCGGGCCCGACTGGGCCTACGCGCAGACGCTCCACAACGCCAACCTGATCTGGGACAGGGCGCACCACGGGCCCAAGGCGGACGGCAACATCGTAGCCAGCACGCGCAAGCTGCGCGATCTGGGCTTCGAGGAGGTGCCCTGGTGGATGCCGAACCACACGAGCGCCGCGCCCAAGCTGCTGCCCGACGAGGCCGCCCACTTCCTGCGCGCGCTGCCGCGCCGGGACTTCCAGGCGCTCGCGTCCACCGTGGGGCTCGCCACCGAGACGGGCCGGCTCCGCGAGCGCGACCGCAAGGAGGCCTGAGCGTGAAAGACGAGCTGGACGTCGAGATGTTCATCACGACGCCCAACGCCCAAAGCGCGGAAACACGCGCCCGCAAGGAGGTCGTCCGAGCGCTTCAGGCCCTCCTGGCCGAGTACGACAAGTCGAACGCCGCGGGCCACGCGCGGGTCTTCGGCAACGCCCATTGGGGCTTTGCCGTGCTCAACGAGGAGCTGGACGAGCTCTGGGACGAGGTGCGCGGCAAGACCCTGGGCGATCAGACCGAGCGGCGCCGCAAGCTCAAAAAGGAGGCCATCCAGGTGGGGGCCATGGCGCTCAAGTTCCTCCTGAGCGTGCAGGCGTGGGAAGAGGCCGAGAGCCAGAAGGGGGCGCGCCTGTGAGCTCGAAGGTTCCGGCGGGCAGCCTGGCCGAGCGGCTGCGCCTCTTCCTCCCGACCGTCTACAAGAAGTACGGCGCGCTCAACGCGCGCCAGTACGCCTACCGAGCCGAGGCCGCCAAGGTGCTGAAGAAGAGCCGCACGACCTTCAACCAGGTCAACCGCATCCTGGTGGAGCTGCGCGAACAGGGCGTGCTGCCCTGGAACGCCGTGCTGGATAGCTCGCGGGATTTCAGCCCCCTCTTGCGCGACGACTCGCCCGAGAGCTTCATCCTGCGCGAGCGCGCCAAATTCGTCCGGCTGGCCGAGGCCTACTATGTGCCCAAGTGGCGCGGCCAGCCTATCGTGCCCGTGCTCATCACGGAAAAGGAGGGGCTGATCCCCTACTTCGAGACCACGACCCAGGAGTGGGATGTCTCGATCTACCCCATCAAGGGGCAGGCCGGCAAGAGCCACCTGCACGCGAACTTCCGCCCCTGGGCCATTCGCGTGCTCCAGGAGCACGAGGAGCTGCGCGTGATTTACCTCGGGGACTACGACGACGAGGGCTTCCAGATCGAGCAGACGCTCAACGAGACGCTGGCCAGCTTCGGCGTGCCTATCGAGACCGTGAGGCTCGCGCTCACCAAGGAGCTGGTCGAGCAACAGGGGATCGAGCTGGAGCCCTGCAACCCTAAGAGCTCGATCAGCGGGAAGTTCGTCGAGGGCAAGGCCGAACTGGAGGCCCTCGAACCCACGCTCCTCACCCAGCTCGTCGAAGAGGCCATCCGGGAGTGCATCGACGAGGAGATCCTCGCGGACTCCGAGAGCGCCGAACCGAGCGAGCAGGACGAAGCTCGCAAGACGATCAAGAAGCTCACCCGGGGGTGGGACTGATGCCCTCGGCCCGCGAAAAGGGCAACGAGCTGGAGCGCAAGGCCAAGGCCGAGCTGGAGGCCCAGCACTACCGGGTGGAGCGCGCGCTCGCCAAGATCGTCTGGATACCGGGGCCGGGCGGCAAGCGCCGGCCCATTAGCCAGGCGCACGACTTTTTCGGCGCGTTCGACCTCATCGCCGTCAAAAGGGGCCAGCAGCGCTGGGTACAGGTCTGCATGGACGCGGGCAACGACAACGTGATCGTGCGGCGGCGCAAGATCGAGGCGCTGGCCCTGGACTTCTGGCAGCAAGGCGTAAGCCTTGAGCTCTGGCGCTACCGAGCGGGCCGGCCCCAGAAGGGCGACCGCCTTCCCCGAGGCTTCATAAGGGAGTTCTTCGCTTCTACGGCTCAATGGCTTCCCTGCCCATCCTCGTCCTCGGCCCCGAGCCCCTCAATGGCTTTGACTCCACGAGGGGCAAAGCACCCTTCGCCTGGTAGCAGCGGGGCTGGGGACAACCCGGGGGGCTTGCCCCCCGGGCTCCAGGCTTACCCAGCGAGCTTCTACAACCGGCCCGACCTGTCGGCCCAGATCCTGGCGCGCGAGGGCGAGATCCCTTGCAGGCTCGCCCACCCGCACCGCGGGCCCCACCAGCCTCCCGAGGAGGAGTAGGCTTGGCCGATGTCCTCGACCTGTTGTTGGCGGAGTTCGGGCGGGCCATGCGGGCCAAATTCGTGGCCCGCGAGCTCAAGCACCCCGGCGCCACGAGCGTTACGCACCCGGATTTCGACTGGGAGAACGGGCTCGACGCCGAGGCCATCACCCGGCACCTCCTGGAGGAAGTAATCGAATGGACGGCAGCTCGTGGCCGAGAACGCGCGCAGGAGGCCGTTGACGTGGCCAACCTGGCCTTCCTCTCGTGGGTGCTTGAGCGGAGGCCGTGAGGATGGGCGAGCGCACCGGGATCTCCTGGACAGACCACACCTTCAACCCCTGGATCGGCTGCCAGAAGGTCTCGCCGGGCTGCGCGAACTGCTACGCTGAGGAGCTCGTGCGCACGCGCATGAAGCGGGACTTCCGCGTGGTGCTGCGCTCGAAGGACTGGAGCGAGCCAAGGCGCTGGCAGAAGCGCGCGGCAGCTGCTGGGCGCCAGGAGCTCGTGTTCAGCTGCTCCATCAGCGACTTCTTCATCGAGGAGGCCGACGCCTGGCGGCCCGAGGTCTGGCAGCTCATCCGGGAGACGCCCAACCTCACCTGGCAGCTCCTCACCAAGCGCGTCGAGCGCCTGGAGCCGTGCCTGCCCCCGGACTGGGACGATGGCTACCCCAATGTCTGGCTCGGCGCCTCGGTGGAGAACCAGCTCATGGCCGACCGGCGCCTTCCCGTGCTGCTCGACATCCCGGCTCGCTTGCACTTCGTGAGCGCGGAGCCCCTGCTGGGCCGGCTCGACCTCACGCGATACCTCCAGGCTACCTGCGCCGAGAACCTCGGGTGGGTGATCGTGGGCGGGGAGAGCGGGCCGGACTTCCGCCCCATGGAGTGGAGCTGGGCGCGCTCGCTCCTGAGCCAATGCGCGAAGGCCAGCGTACCCTTCTTCGGGAAGCAGCAGAGCGGGCGGCGCAACGAGCTCCTGCTCCAGATCCTGCCCTCGGGGGCCGAGCTCAAGGAGTTCCCCCGGGACTGGCGGCCCGAGCTCGCGTGCGGCGAGTGCGGGCGCCGAGACCCGAGAGCGCTGCCGCTCACCTTCTACCCGTTCGAGCGCGCGGGCCGGCCCTGGGGCTCCTGGCTCTGCCACTTCTGCCTTGCGCTCCATCGCCCGGGCCGAGCTCGCGGCCAGCAGGAGCTGGTGCCTTGAGGGGCTTCTGGGGGCCCGGGCCCGGGAGGCTCGTCCGCTCGCGCTGCCCCAACTGCTCCGCCACCATGGGCCGCGATAGCTTCACGGGCCGGCGGGTTTGCGGGAGGTGCGAGTGATGCGGGGGCCGTACGTGGAGCGCCAGGGAGACAGGCTCGTGGTGCGCCTGAGGCGCCGTCCCCTGCCCTTCGCGCTCTGGCGCTGCTTCTGGGGCAACTACGAGCTCATGCAGACCCGGAGTTCTGTGGGGCGCGTGGAGTCTCTCTGGATCGCGTTCTACTTCAGCTGCGCGCTCCTCAGGGGGTGGTGGCGCTGAAGCCCGGCGACGGAAGCGGCCTGTCGCTCGTGTGGGGCGAGATCCTCCGCCACCAGGAGCAGAGCTCAAGGCCCAAGCGTTTGCCCACCAGGGCGCTCCTCACGCAGCGTGAGGGGCATCTACGCGACCAGGCGGGCCGCTTCATCAACCTCGTCCTGTTCCTCGATCAGCTGGGGTTTGACGGCTCCGAGCTCGCCCAAGAGGTGCTGCGGCGCCTCCAGGGCGAGCGGAGCCGAGCGCGTCGAGCTCAGAACCGCAAGGTCAAGGGCGTGCAGGCCAGGCTGGAGGAGGAGTAGGTGAGGGTCGCCAAGACCGCGCGGTGCCGGGCCTGCAAAGAGGGCCGCCATGGGGAATGTCGCGGCCGTCCATCATGTGCTTGCACCTGGCACCGCTGGGCCGGGATCAAGTGGCCAACCGACCCCTGGCGTGGGGCGGCCCAGCGTCTTCAGGAGATCCAGGAGGGGAAGCAACCTGCCCTACACGCCTAAGCCTCAGCGCTCGGTCTGGGTCGAGCTGCGCTTCCCCGAAGCCCCCGCCCAGGGGCGTTGTGTCTGGTGCAACGGCGAGTTCAAGGACAAGAGGCGCAGGCGGTGGTGCGGCCAAAAATGCGTTCGGGAGTTCAACAGGCTGCGCGGGGTCGGCGTGCGCTCTGCGGCCATGCGCGCAAACCGCCGGGCCAACCACGGCGCGCTGGTCTGCGTCAACTGCCTCCTCCTCCTGCTCGGCGGGAGCTCCAAGGACGAAGCGCGAGCCCGCCTGCCTCCTCGGCCCGGGCTCAAGGACGGGAGCTACGACTGGGCGGCCAACCAGGCCTATTACGACGAGCACCTTGGCCCGAGGCAGCCCGAGGTCGACCACATCCTCCCGCTGGCCCTCGGGGGCAGCCTGCACGATCTTAAGAACCTTCAGGTGCTCTGCCCCAAGTGCCACCGGGAGAAGACGCGCGAGGACATTGGGGCCATCGCCAAGGCTCGGAGGCTCGCACGCATGACCGAGGGCACGAGCCAGCTGGAGGAGTTCGCCTGAAGACCGACGTGTGGCTTTGTGGCCCCCCCCCCAGGACGGGTCAGCGCCAGCGGTACCCCGGGCGGTTCTGGTTCAACTTCCATCGAGAGTATGGAAGGCCAGAGGCCCTCGGCCAAGTGCTCCACATGTTCAGCGGCTCCATGGCCTGGGGCGAGACCACGGACATCCGGCCCGAGACGGGCGCGCTCCACGTGGCGCCCTATGACGCGCTGCCCATGCCGGTCAATACCTACGATTGGGTCATAGCCGACCCGCCCTACAACAAGGGGTTCTCGAATACCTGGACGCGACACGACGAGGGGCTCCCAAAGCCCAAGCGGATCTTGCGCGAGGCCGTGCGCGTGCTCAAGCCGGGGGGCCATGTGGCCATTCTGCACATCATCGTGGTGCCGGCCTACCACGAGATCGGCGTCGAGCGCGTAGCGCTCCATGCGGTGCTTTGCGGGCCGAACAACGCGATCCGCGTGCTGAATGTGCTGCGGAAAAAAGAGGCCGGGGGGCTCGCGCCCCCCGGGAAGGTCGCTCAGCTGGAGCGGAAGAGCTGGCAGCTCGTCGCGAGCCCGTAGGGCTCGACGGGCGCCGCACCCTTGGCGGGCGCAAAGGGCAGCAGGGCCTTGACGGTCTCGCGGAAGAAGGCGCAGCAGGGCAGGTGGATGCAGCTGCGGCAGGTCGGGATGGCCACGCTGGGGGCCTGGAGCGCGTGCGCGCTCGGGGTCTCCTGCGTGAGCTCCAGGGCCGGCTGCTCCAGGCGGAGCAGCCCTGCCGCGATCTCGGAAGCGCTGGGCAAGCTCTACGCCCCCATGACGAGCGTTTCGAGCTTGCGCGTCGAGGGCACGAAGCCCCCGATCTGCCCGCCCAAGCGCTCCAGCTCCGTCCCGCGGTCGGCGTCGGCCTGGCGCCCTGCGGCCGTCGTGGCGTTCACGAGGCCCCAGAGCGTGAAGTCCTTGCCCTCCAGGAGCTCCTTCAAGACGAGGTCGGCCTCGTGCTTGGAAAAGAGCCCCTCCTGGGCCAAGACCTCGATGGCCTTGGTCGGGTTCGGGATCGCCTTCTGGGCGCCCGAGCGCGCGATCTCCATGGCGGCCTGGAAGCGCGCCGGGTCGAGGCTCGCCTTCAGGTAGTCGCGCGTGGCGCTCAGGATGGCGTCCATCTGCTTCACCTTGGTCTCCTGGCTCAGGATCTCGCCCAGCGCGAGCTCGCCCCCGAGGTGGATCTTCCGCATGGCCTCGCCAACGATGAGGCCGTTGGAGCAGCCGTAGCGGAAGAGCATCATCTCCAGGTTGACCGCGCCAGCGCCGACTTCGGAGTTCGTCATGAGGAAGGCCGGGCTAAGGAAGTCGCCCGATCCCGCCTTGAGCTCCGCGGCTTGCGCCGCGTTCACGAAGGCGAGGTGCATCTTCGTCTCGCCCAGGTCGGCGCGCACGGGGGTCGCCCCGAGCCCGCGGCTCTCCTTGATGGCCATCACGGCCAGATCGAGGTTGTCCACGATCCGGTAGTGGCCGCTCAGGAGCGCCCTGACCTGCCCGTCCTGGATGCGCACGAGGCGGTTCTTTTCCGCCTCGTCGATCCAGGCGTTCACGTTCTCCGCCCAGAGCTTCGGCAAGCCCCGGATGCGCTGGTAGTACTTCCGCGGGATGCCGGTCTTGTCGGCCAGCTGGTCGTCCGCGTAGCGCGAGAGGCCGAGGCGCCCGAAGGGCCCCGCCTCCGTCACGACGGTCTCGGGCACGCGGTTCGATCCGCCGGGCGGCAAGCTCACGAGGAGCTGCCCGCTCGTCGGGTCGGCCACGATGCCGCCCTCGCTCACGCCGATGTCGAGCCGCGTGGCGTGCTGGCGCTCCAGCTCGCGCACGACTTCGACGACCCTCGCGTTCATCTCCCCGATGCGCGAGAGGTAGCCCTCTCGCCCGCCCGGGATCTGGAAGCGCCGCTCAAAGCGGGCTCCGAGGGCCTGCGCTTGCGTTCTCAAAAGCTCTCCCGCGCCTTCCGCGGGGCTCGTGTGGTTCTCAGTTCCTTGGCTCATTTTCCTATCTCCTGGTAAGCGGGCTCAGCCCGCTGTATCGTGCCATGGAGCCCGGGGGGTAATATAATGCGCGCCGGGCGCTCGGGGCAGGCTATATATGCTACCCCCGCCCATGCCACAACGAGGGCGACCTCAATGAACCAGGCGAACCAAAAAACCGGCGCGGCGGACTCCGCGGAACTGTGCGACCACAAGGGCGGGAAGCAGATGGCCGGAGCGTCCGCCCTCTTCCGCTGCTACACCTGCGGGCAGCTTTCCCGCATGGCGCGCGGCAACGACGACCTCGCACTGGTGCAGCGCGGCTGGATCGTCGTCAAGGCCACGCCAGGCGAGCAGAAGCTCCTTGAGGACGCGGACGCGCTCCGCACCAGCGCGTACGAGCTGGAGGAAACGGCCGCCAAGGCCATCCGGCGCCGGCTCACCCGGGAGGGATCGTACTGACCCTCCAGGGCCTCTTCCGGTGCCGCAGCTGCCGCGTCGAGAGCGCGACCCTCAGGGGCGCGCTGCTCCACCCGGAGCGCTTCGGCCAGGGCCACGAGATGCGGGCGGAGCAG